GACCATTAGGCGGAATCTATAAGGAAATTTTTAAAGAAGAGAATGTAGATTTAAATAATGATTTGGAATCTTGTGGATTATACTATCCATGTGGATATAATGGGGTGGAAAAAGAATTGAGAAATTTGGATTTAGGACAGAATAATAAAAATAGAGATATTTTCGGTATTTGTGGGAGTGATGTTATCGCTAGTAAAAGTAGTCTTTGGAAAGTAGTTTCCGAATATTATGGAAGAGAAAAGGGTAGTAAGTTAATCCCAGAATCTTTCCTTTTAAAAGACAATCGTGAATTGCCAATTTTTAAAGAAAAATTCGACCCAGGAAAAGTATATATTCTAAAAAAAAATATTCAAAGAAAGAAAGGAATTAAATTAACTAGTGATTATAATGAGATATCTGAAGCCAATAAGAAAAAATATGTTATGGTCCAGGAAAAAAAGGAGAGTATAATAATCAATAAAAGAAGAATGAATCTTAGAATTTACATTTTTGTTCAGTGTAAGGATGGTATCAAGAGTGTTTTTATTCATGATAAAGCAAAATGTTTATACACTAGCAAAGATGTTATTGACCCAGTAAATTCAAATGGAGAAGAGTTTGAAACATTAATTACAAATAGTTATGTTACTGACTTAGAAATCTATAATAAAAACCCGCTTACTCTTAATAAATTATTAGAGTATTTAGAAAATAATAATGGAGTTAATGGAAAACAATTAAAACAGAAAATTAATAAAAATATTACAGATGTATTTAAAGCATTAGTTCCTAAGGTATGCAATTGTAAAAACTTACAAGGAAATAATATGTATCAGATGTTTGGTGCAGATATATTAATCGATAAGCAGTATAATGTCTATATGTTAGAAGTTAATAAGGGACCAGATATGAAACACAAAGATGAAGCTGACCATGAATTAAAGAAACGTGTAGTCTTTGATACATTTGAAAAAATGGGCGTTGTAAAACCAAAAACTTCCGAATATAAAAATGGATATACACAAGTAATATAATTTTTAAAATTTTAGTTATGTTATAAATTTTTTTTTTTTTTATTTCATTATAAATAGTATTATGACTAATAAAACTGAAAGGTATTATTTTTATTTTTGGATGTTCCAGGTTCAATATAGAAAGATATTAAAATACAACTTACATAAAAAAGAATCTTTCTCTGATATTGAAAATATATTACGAGATACAAATTTTGTAGATAGGGTTCAAAAACTATTAGTTTCACTAGACAGAATTCATAATGTGAATGTAGCTATGGACGCTAAGAAATTTTTATCATGTTTTATGATGCATAAATTTCCTGAAATGATTAATTATACCACAGACCGCGAAGACCTTTCTATGTGTCTATATAAATGCTGCGATTCTCTAATATCTCGTTTTACAGAATTGGACGATTATATGAAACGAGTAGAGTTTTTATTAACATTGGGAAAGTATAAAACTATATTTGAAAAATTTAAGGACCAAGATAGGTTAGATATGCTAGAATCTTTAATATTAACTCTTCTAGAACTTGAGGATTCCTATAAAAACCGTGAAAATAAATTTGATGAAGATACATTAAAATGTATTAAGGGTGAAATTGATAAAACAATGAAAAGAATTAAACAATTTAAGGGTTTAGACATTTTAAAAAAATATAGAGAAAAGGAATTAGAATTAAAAAAAAGTATAGAAGAGAATATGAAAAAGGCATTTTGGGATACATATAGCACAGAATTAGAAAAAGAAGAACCTAATTATAAAGTTGTAATTCCATTATTAACTGAATTAATAGGATTTATAGAAAAATGTGTTCCAAAAAATACGGAATTTATTGAGGATTTTAATGAACGCATTGATATTGAATTTATTAAAGACCTTATCGAAGAAGAAGTAATAACTAAAGATGAATTAACCAACACGACTGAATATATACTAGATACTATTAAATCTCTACATTCACCAATAAATGATGAATCACTCGAAGAATGGAGGAGAGAACTACGCTCTGAAGAATCTACATCAAAATATTTAATCCAATTTTTCAAAGGAGCTTTCTTACGTGTAGAATCTATTTTAGTTGATAAATCTACTTTTTTTCACACAATGCGGAATAATAAACATTAAAATTAGGTATATTTATACAAAGTTCTTTTACATTTTCAATATAATCATTAATAATACATGTGCAAATACTATTAATTGTAATACTAATATTTTTCCCACTTTGAGTAGTATATTTTAATATTTCCACTTTATACTCTTCTGGAATTTCATCTTTAATAGTACCAATAAGTATTAATCCAATAAGATGATGTTTTTCAACATATTTTTTTAATTCCATAAATTTTACAGATAAACCAGTAGATTCTAATTCCTGTTTGCTATTAAAATATTTTCTAATTAAGTTATTTAAATCAGAGTATTCATCATAACCTTCAGTAAATCTTTTAATTCTTTTTGTAGATAAAATCGCCACTCGTTCTTCTAAAGAGTAATCCATTAATTAGAATTAGAATTAGAATTAGAAATAACTGTATTCAAAATCTTAAATTATTAAAAATTGATTTTTTACTAAAATATAACTTAAAGTAATAAATAAGATTTATTAGTAAAATGTGTGGAATAATTGCCTATTTTGGAAATGAAAAGACAGAAAACATGAATGAAAAAAGAGAGCTGTTTTTGAAACTATCAAAACTTATTAGACACAGGGGACCTGACTGGAACGGAATTTATGAAGACTATAAAAACAAAGTATTTATAGGCCATGAGAGACTTAGCATTGTTTCTCCTGAATCAGGAAGCCAACCTATTATTTCTGATGATAATCTTCAGGTATTGAGTGTTAATGGTGAAATTTATAATTACAAAGAACTCTACAACAATACTCTATTAAATAAATACACCTGTTCTAGTAAGTCAGATTGCGAAGTCATTATGCATTTATATAGGGAATTTGGAAAAGATACGGCAAAAATGTTAGATGGAATTTATGGATTTGTATTATATAATCAAGTGTCTGGAGAAGTATATATAGCTAGAGATCCCATTGGGATTATTCCATTGTATATTGGGTGGAATTCAACTGGTGAGCTTATGGTAGCTAGTGAGTGTAAGTCATTAGTAGAAGTATGCAACAGAATAATTGTGTTTCCTCCAGGACATTCTCTTACATTTAATGTGAAATCACTTCCAACCGAAGAAACTATTAGTTTTAATAAATTCTATAATCCACTATTTAGAGATACAGAAAAAACATTTGAAAGAATAGAAAATGATGAAGACATTGAAGCGACTACAAAAAAAATAAGAGAATCATTGGAAGTCGCAGTTGAGAAAAGACTAATGGCAGATGTACCATTTGGTGTTCTATTAAGTGGAGGATTAGATTCTTCATTAATTGCCTCTATAACCAGCAGACTTATTAAAGAAAAACCTATTAATTCATGGAGTAATAATCTCCATAGTTTTTCAATCGGATTAAAGGGAGCACCTGATTTAATTGCCGCAAAAAAGGTAGCAGATTTTTTGGGAACAGTTCATCACGAATTTCATTTCACTGTCACTGAAGGAATTGATGCAATACGCGATTTAATTTGGCATTTAGAAACATATGATGTAACAACAATTAGAGCAAGCACTCCCATGTATCTTCTTTCAAGAAAAGTTAAATCATTGGGTATTAAGATGGTATTATCAGGCGAAGGAGCAGATGAGGTATTTGGTGGTTATCTATATTTTCATCAAGCACCTACTGATGAAGAATTTCATAAGGAATGTATTAGTAGGGTAGATAACTTGCATCATTTTGATTGTCTAAGAGCTAACAAATCAACTATGGCTTGGGGAGTTGAAGCACGAGTCCCATTTTTAGACCAGTCATTCCTTAATACTGTTATGACAATTGACCCTAAGGTTAAAATGCGCGATTCAAGAGAAAAATGGGGATTGAGAAAAGCATTTGACACTCCTGAAAATCCATATCTTCCTGAAGATATTCTATGGAGACAAAAAGAACAGTTTTCGGATGGCGTAGGATATAGTTGGATTGATAGTTTGAAATCATATGCAGAATCAATGGTTTCAGACATTGAGTTTCAAGCTAGAAAAAGTGAAGATAGTCATTTAAGAACACATGAAGCAGTTTGGTATAAAAACATATACGATGAATTATTTAAAACAGAATTACCAATTAAAAGATGGATACCAAGAACAGATTGGAATGGTGTAGGATATGATCCTAGCGGAAGAGCACAACAGATTCACGAAAACTCGTGTTAATTATTCATTAATCATTAATCATTATTCATTAATCATTAATCATTATTCATTAATCATTAATCTATTTTTTTTTCTAATTCACAAAACCAAGATACATTGATACATTCAGGGTCTTCGTTTATAAAATGTAATCCTTCATTTTCAATATCGGCATTGTTTTTTATTATTATTCCATTGAATGGAGCTTTAATGCTATTAGCAGCCTTTACACTTTCAATAAATACTAAATCATCATCAATATCAAATTCTTCTCCTACTTCAAAATTATATTCAATATAAACTAACTCTCCTAATAATTCACTAGCTTTATTAGATAGACCTATTTTGTAATTATTAGCATTATTAGTTTGATATAACCACTCATCACTATCAGTGTAGGTTTTGTTGCTGCTGCTACATAATCTTGTTTTTAACAAATTACTATTAATACGATTGAAATATTTTAATATTGTATTTCCTGAACGGACACGAGAAAACATGACTATTTATTTAAAAAAATAAACATAACTTTTTAAGTAATTATATAAACAAAAATACTAATGCTATTAATGCTACAATTATTTCTGCACGATAAGCATCCAAATTTTTATCAATATATGGACCTAAAATAGGTATATTTTTAACCAATGCTTTATTTTTATTTAAAAGCATAATAGCAAAAAATCCAACTAGTAAAACTGTAAGACTACGAAACAATCCCATAATAATTATTACTTATAATAAATATAGATATTAAATTAAACTATACAACCATATCTACTGAAATATTAGGATATGGATGATAACCAATTATTTCTAAATCTTCAAAAGTGAAATCAGTTATTTTTGTCTTTCTGTTTTTAATTACCAATTTAGGGAAAGGACGAGGTGTTCTAGTTAGGCATTCTTTGATAGCAGTCGAATGATTTTCATAAATATGAGTATCTCCAGTCACAATGGTTAATTCACCAGGAGTAAAATCTAAACCTTCAAGATTACAAAGCATATGAACAAAAAAAGCACCGGTGCATACATTCCAATTATTAGCTAAGTAGTAGTCAGAACTGCGAAGATTAATCATTACATTCAATTCTTTCTTTTCCAAATTTACATAAAACTGATATAAATATAAACAACTTGGAAGTGCTGCTTTACAAACTGTGGCAGGATTCCAAAGAGTAATAATCATTCTTCTGCTTGTTGGATCATTTTTTAGAAGACTCACCAAGTTGTCTAATTGGTCATAACCCTTTCCTGTATAATCCTGTTTGCAGTCTTTGTAATCACCACCAAAATGTCTAATATTAAAACCATAAGTTTCACCCATATCTCCCTCAGGATAATGATTAAGTCCTCTATTGTCTAAAAATTCACGTGAGGTGTTTCCATCCCAAATATGGATGTTTTTATCAGTTAAAATAGTGTTATCGGTTTTACCACTCAAATAAAACATTAATTCTTCAAAAATACCACGAGTATATTGTCTTCGTGTAGTTAATAGCGGAAAAGTATCTCTTAGATTATATTTCCACATTATCCCGAAGAGACTTTTAGTAGCTACAGCGGTTCTATTATTTCTTGTGTTAAATAAAGAATCTAATTGCTCTAATACATCTAAATAAGCCAATTCTTCATTATTCTGCCATCCTCCTAATTTTGTATAATTAACAAATCTATACCAATAACTATCTCCATCTTCTTTCAAAAATTCACTTACACTAGATATTTTAAAATGCTCTTTTAAAGATTTAACAGGAAAGAAACTATCATAATCCTGTGTTTTGGGGATGTTATAAACTTCGGTAGTATATACTTTTTCTATAAATTCACTATAATTCTCAATTATTTCGGTATAAATGCTTCCGCCACCTATTATAAAAATTCTTCGTTCTTTTTCCTTGCTCAAATAATTATTTATTAAGTCATTTACAGACTCAAACACTAGTAAGTTCTCATTTTCTATAAAATTTGTTTTGTTTTTTGTAAGAATTATATTCATTCTATTAGGTAATGGTCTAAAACTAGAAGGTAATGATTCCCATGTTTTTCTACCCATCACAACAATTCCACCATTTGTAATACTTTTAAATGATTTCAAGTCTTTTGATAATCTCCATACTAAAGCGTTATCTTTTCCAATACCACCATTGCGTCTATCATATGCAACAATAACATTTAATTTCATATTGGTTTTATTATGTTTTATTTCTTAAGTAAATATTTACTAAATATTGAATCTGATTTATGATATACGGCGAATGAATCCTCGGTATTTTTATAATTGTACCACCAATTAAATGGAATGTAAAGCATTTGACCAGGATATAGAATGACTTCAATATATTTAGTTTCTGTTAATTTAGGATAATCTAGTAAATTGTCAGTAAAAAAATCAATTTGACTTTTATTACCTTTAGCGTATAAATATTTACGATTTTTTGGTGCAAATAAATAAACCTTTTTTACACCTTTTAATTGAGTAATCATTAGTCTATAATTATCTTGTCTAGTTACTGTGTTAGATATACCTTCACTCTCGCTTAAAATATTAATATTACTTCTACTATTTAATGGGGTATCATAATATCTAAAATGTTTTTTTATATTTTTATCTAGTTTTTTCTTTTCTTTTGTATCTATTTCTTGAAGAGTATTTAATGAATATTTCTGAATATCTTTAAAATTTTTTGATACACTAGTAAAAATTGTAGGATATGATAATTCTACATTTTTTTCAAATTGGTTTTTATTTGGATTTTCAATTTGAAATATTTCAATATCATTATTGAAACGATTTATATAATTTCTTTGAAGATACAAGAAAAAGCCGATAACGGCAACTGAAAATAACAGAATTTTAAACAATGTATTCATTTTAATAATATAAGTTTTTTATTTTATTGGAAAAACGCCTAAGAATCTAAATCATTAATAAATAATAAAAACAATATAAAGAATTATTAAACATGGAATATATATAAAATGACTAATACACCACACGAAACTGATAATACAAGACAACCACATGCCGACCCAGAAAGGGATTACATTGGATATGTAAAATGGTTTGATGATAGCAAAGGTTATGGATTTGTTCGTATCCTTACACCTGGCGATCACTATGAAAATGATGTATTCGTTCATCAGAGCAATGTTCATCCACAGCGTTCAACATACAGAACACTTAGAGAAAGTGAAACCGTTAGATTCAATCTAAGTGAAGAATCCGATGATAAAGCTATTCCACAGGTTGTTGAACTTGTTGGAGTAAATGGCAGACTCTATTGTGATTCACGAGTAAGACGCAAACCAACTCAGTCTAATTCTCATGGAGATGCAGACGAATCAACCTCAAGTAATACAACAGTAGCAGACGCTGCTGGTGATCCATCTCAGTGGAAGCGTGTCAATAAGCGTTCAAACAAATAAATTATTTTATGACCTATTTTTAATTTTATCTTTATCTTTATTTTATGGATTCTGAAACAATTTGGACTACAATTATTTTACCTTTGGTTATAGCACCAATTTCATGGTTTTTGAGTAAGATTTACCAAAATTATGAGAATGAAAAATACAATCGAAAGCGTGAAATGTATAGCATAAAACGCCAGGAATATGAATTACAATTAAATCAGTTCCTTTATCCAGTTTATTTTAAATTACTTCTTATCTATCAATTGGACTATAATATTCCAGATTATGAAAATAATAATGATAATGATGATAATGGACTTAATTTTTCTGATTCAGAAAGTGATTCATCTATTTCTATTGATAATGAAGGCACTGAAGAAAAAGTAAGATGTGTTGGATATTATACGCGTGAAAGTGGTACTAATTTTAAATGTCGCAAATTGGTTCCAAGGAGTGATAAAAAAAGAGTCTGTAAAAGTTGTAAATGGAAATATGCTAAGGATAAGATTAAACTTAGAATTGATATTGGTGGTATAAAACCTGAAATACTTAATAGAACTGAATCCTATATCCAAGTGCATATGCCCAATGAACTAACTAATGAAAATTTAATAGAACATAATGAATTGCAGATAGATAATCGATTAAAGAAAATGGGTTATTTAAAAACAACATTGGAACAAGAAAATATAGAGAAATTAAATGACACACTACATCAACTTTATATTGATATTAAATTACTTATTGAAACTAATGTGCATATCATAAAACCAACTTGTCATGAAAGAAACATTTATGTCAATTTTCTCCGATTTATTGAGATGAAAACAATCTTAAAATGTAATAATAAAAAAATAGAAAAGGATTTTGGTCAAAAGAACAATAATACTAGAGTTCTTAATTTAGTTGAAAAAAAATTAAAAGAAATAAACAAAAAATATTATGAATTATTGAATAATGGAATTACTGAATAATGGAATTATTATTGAATAATGGAATAATTATTGAATAATGGTTAATTATTGAATAATGGTTAATTATTGAAAGGACTATTAACAATATTTGCCCTTTTAATATAAATTACATTCTTAGGTCTTGATTCTAGTTTATCTTCACTACTTTCGATAAAACTAGCCTTTCCCTGTCTCAATTCTTCATGATGAGTCTCAAATACTCCATTAATAAAATGATAAGCTGTTTCAATCTGTTCCAAACTTCTTGCGCCAGTAATAATCAAACTACCACTCTGAAAAATAGCTATGGTGACCTTCTTACACTCTCCATTTCCAGTTCCTTTACCATTTCCTTTACATGGAACAGTGCAATAACATCTTCCAGGAAATTCATTATCTTTGTAGTCAGTATTCCAAAAATATTTGGTATTAACTCCTGGATAAATACATGGTTCATAACTACTAAATATCTTATACTGATTAACTAGAAGAGAGTGAAGAACTATTCTTTTAATGTCAAAACATATTTCATAATCACTATTAATTAATGCTATACTATAATTACTAATGCTAATTTCACTATTTTCGATACATGGATTATTATCAATACTAACAATTTGTTCGCTAATATTTTTAATACGTTCAAGAATAATACCTACTGAAATTTCTCCATTTTCTATCTTTTTAATACCAGTTCCGCTAATAGAACCATTACGAAATAATTTTATGTTATTATAGAATCCATTTTCAGGCTGAGTAATAATTGTAAGACTATTATAAAACTTACCCTTTTTAGATGATTTCTTATTCTGATTTTTGGGATTGATACCCTTAACGTGTATAATATCATTATTTTTGTATTCAATATATTTAATTTCATTGTCGATTTCCAAATTTTGTGCAAATTTTACTAAATCGATTTTAAATGACTTTTCTGGATTATTAATAGCATTAATTCCAGATTTAATTGTATGAGTTGTAATCCTAAGTGGTGAAGGCGTACAATTTGGGTAACTTTCTTTCTTTAGGTCCATCTCCTTAAATTACTTAAAGGCTTGTTTTTAAATCATTTTCAATTAAATATAATTCAATTTTTATTTTTTAATAAATAACAAGTAAATACTAGTAAAGTGTGGAAAATAAACCTAAAGAATAATCATGCTAAATCAACAAATGAACCCCTATGAGGTTTTAGAAATTGAAAGAAATGCCGATGATAATACCATTAAAAAGGCATATTACAAACTCGCTAAGAAATATCATCCTGATAGAAATAAAGGTGATCCGATTAAACAAGAAAAATTTAAAGAAGTAAATATTGCCTATTCTATATTAACAAATAAGGGTAGTAGCGGTAGCAGCGGTAGCAGCGGTAGCGACTTTAATCCTAACTTTGATTTTTCAAACATTAATTTACCTAATTTGTTCTCTAGTGTTAAAGACAAATTTCTAAGTGAAGCTAAACTTTTTACCAAATTTTTTAATGAAAAGAAAACTCAGAATAAAGATGATAATTTAGATATACTTGTGAATTTAAAAGTAGATTTAAACGATATTTATTTTGGAACAATACGTAAGGTGAAAATACCAATAAAAAAAAAATGTAGATACTGCATGTCATTGGGGTTAAAAGTCTATGAAGAAGGCAAAATAGACACTTGTAATGAATGTAATGGATTAAAATACATTGAAAAAAATGAGGAATTTGTTATAGATACATCAGAGAAAAAAGTGTCTTTTTTTAGAAAGGGACATGAATCATTAAGTAGTCCAACTGGAGATGTTCATTTTATTATACATCCAAAGTTTAATAACGAATTAATTGGAATAAATGAAAATGCAGAAATAATGGTTATGAACAATTACGATATTTTAATACTAGTATCATTAAAAAAGATTTATAATAAAAATTTAGAAAAGGAAAGATTAAGTCTTTTTAATGATACTATAAAATTAGACTTTGATTCAAAAAAAAATAGACATATTTTCAAAAATATGGGTTTAATAGTAGATACTATAACAAATAGAGGAGATATACATGTTCTACTAATAGAATAATTCTAATTCATTAATAGATTATTTACTGGTCTTTCTTATTTTTTAAATTTTCATATTGTAATTTCATTATGGAAACTAATTGTTTTAATTCTTTCTTTTCTTTGTCTTTTTCAATTATTAATGAGTCGTATTTGTTTTGAAGTCTAATATTTTTAAGATGAATTGCATCTATTTCATTTTCAGTAGTATATAATTTTTCTTCTAAACTTTTAATTTTATTTTTAAAACATTCTTCCATTTTATTTTTAAGATAAATGCAACTAATAGCATTTTCTACTCTACATTTGTTTAATTTTAATTCTCTAATGTTTTTTACTAATGTGTCTCTTTGTTTTTCTGTTGTTATTTCTAGAGCACTATCACTAAATGAACGACTTATAATGATAGTATCATCATCATCGCTAATTTCCATAGTTCTATTACCATAACCTTCAGCATATTCACTGTAATAACTTAAATAGTTTCCCATTTAATAATAAAAGATAAAATAAAGTTAAATATTATTCTGTTAATTTTAATTTTTTTTTAATATCTTTAATTAAAAAATTTCTAGAGGAAGCATTTACTGGTCTAATTTTTAGGTTTAATTTGTTTAAAATTTGAATTATTTTTTCGTTGCTTACAGTTGATTCCCAATCTTCTTCAAAATTAATATTTAATTCCAGACCTATTTGTTTATAATCTAAACTATCATTATTTACAAGATATCCTGGTGGTTTCATATAATCGATAAGTAATACCGAACTTTTACTAAAATTTTTTACTATTTTTTTATGTATTATTAACCAAGTATCTATTAAATTTCCTATTATTTCTGCTATTTTTTCAAGAGTGAATTCTTTATTAGTTAAATATTTTAATCCATTGAAATATTGATAATTAAAGGTTCTTCTTTTTTTCGGTAACAAACTAATAAGTATTCTATTAGATGTAATAGGTGATGATATACTAGTTTTTGTATCAAAATCTACTGTAAAAATTTTTTTTAAATTATTAAATTTTGATGAAGAACCTATTGATAAAAGCTTAATTAATATAACATGAACTAATTGAATTCTATAAAATCCCTGCATATATTTTGTTTTGAAATCGGGATTTTGTTTAAAAAAATTAGTCAAGGTTAATAATGCCTTTTTCTCAGTAACTGGACCCTTTATAAATTCTTCAGCTGAACGATATAACCTATCAAAATTTTGAACACATAATAATAAAATATTTCTACCTAAATAAGGCCTTACTGATGTAAAATTATAGAGTTCTACACTTGTTAATTTAGAATCATTTCTTGTTAAAATTTCTAAAATATGATCACAATATTTATCGGTTTCAATACAAGTATTAAGTTGAGGTCTCATTTCAAAAACTCCGTCGTAATTAACTGAAATATTTAATGAGAAAATGCCTTCTGGACCAATATATGGTATTATTTTACCATTTTTTAAAAAATCAAATCCTTTAAATCCTTTTTCTTTTGCTAAAAATGTAAAAAATTCTAGTAATTTTGGATTTTCTCTCATTATTAATTCTATTATTTCATTCATAAGTTCATGATATTGCTTGTTGAAACTATCTAATATAGGTTTTACTATTTCAATTGATTCTTCCGTTAAATCTGGTTTTATTTCATAATGTAAAGATGCATCCACATCTATAGTCTTATATTCAAGGAAATTCTTTAAAAATACAAAATCTGATTCGTCTATAAGACCTAATTTTCT